TCGCCGTCGTTACCGCCGACGTTCTGCGCCTGTGCGTGATCCCCGCAGGTACGGAAGTCAAGGCTCTCATCCTCGCCTACGGCTCGATGGGTGGACCGGCCCCCGCTGACATCGGCTTCGCGCCTGTGTCTTCGGCGGACGGAGCACTCGCCGCTGTCGCAAATTACTTTACGGCAGCGCTCGCACTTGGCACCGCGTCGATTGGCATTGCTCTTGCCAACTTCGATGCGATCAAGTTCGAGCAGGACGTGTACCTCACGGCCACGTTCGGGACCGTCACCGCTGGCACCACCAACACGGTGCGAGCGAACGTGATCGGAGCCTCGGTCGGCGTCAAGTAACCAAACCAACCGTAGTACCGCCACGCAGCACCCGCCCCTTCGGGGGCGGGTTTTTCTCAGCGCATCAAAGTGGATGCCGCAACGACGCGAAGTCTTTCAATCGGCTGAGTGATCCTCAGTGCGGACGCAGCGATTGATGCGCTGAGAAAAACTCACCCACCCTGGAGACCAACCACCATGAAGACCATTCCCATCAAGTACGTCGGCCTGAAAGAGACGGGCGATTCCGATCACCTCTACGGGACGAACATCGTCTGGAAAGGCCCGGGCGATGTACAGGAGGTGCCCGAGGACAAGGCGAAGCTGCTCATGAACCACCCCGACGTGTGGAAAGACGCGCCCAAGGCGGCCGAGCGCAAGGAAGACCCGCTCGTCGCCGAGGCGCCGCAGTCCAAGCGCATCACCGAGACCGAGGACGACCACGTCGCGGCAAAGATTCACCTCATGCCCAAGGAAGACCTCATCCGCTACGCGCTCACCGAGTTCAACGAGCGCATCGACCCGGAGCTGCCCGATGAGGACGTTCTCGCCGCCGTCACGCGCCTGATGCACACTCGGGCGTAGTCGGTGGCGCTGACCAATCAGAGCGCTGTCGATCTCGCGCGCAAGCCTCTCAACGACGACGAGGCTCCGCAGCGCTACCCTGACGATCGCCTGATGGCGTACTGCAACTCGGCGCTACTCCTCGCGCTGGACAAAGCGCCGCATCTTTTCTTCGGGCTCTACAGCAACGCAGCCGTGCTGCCCAACGGGGAACGAGCGCTGGGCGACCAGTTCCCTCTGCCGGCAAGATACCTGCAAGCGGTTGCCGATTACATCACCTCCGCGGCAGAGTTCCAGGAGGACGAGCACGTGGACTCAGGGCGCGCGAAGCTGATGCTCGACAAGTTCATCGCAGAACTGGGGATCGCATGACGGGCACCGTGATCCAGACGAGCCACACGCTCAAGAACTTCTCGGACTTCTACGACTGGGTGATCCCGGACATTCCAGGGTACATCCCGGGCATGATCGACATGGCGCTGCGCGACGCGGCGATCGAGTTCTGCGAGAAGGCGCTCATCTGGAAAGAGACTCTCGACCCGATCGAGATCACCTCCGGCGTGGATCAGTACGATCTCTCGCTCCCGGCCAAGTCGGTGCTCGCCGACGTGCTGGAGGCGAGCCTCGTGAACGGGTGGCTCGATCCGATCAACACCGTGGGCGTGCGCAACTCTGGCGGTCAAGGGCGTGGCGGCGCTCCATCCGGCTACCTCTTCTACGACGACACGATCGTCACCATCGACCCAGCCCCGACGAGCAACGACACGCTCAATCTGATCGTGGCGTTGAAGCCCTCGCGTGCCTCGGACAAGCTGCCATCGTTCCTCTTGGAGCGCTGGATCGACGCTGTGGCAGCCGGGGCAAAGTCGCGCCTGATGCGCATGCAGAAAAAGGCGTGGACCAACCCAGAGCTGGCCGGCGTGAACGAGTCAACCTTCCGCGACCAGGTGGCAACCGCTGGCATGGTTGCGGCAAAGAATCGCACGCGCATGCCCATGCGCACGCGCTACGTCCACGGCATCGAGTAGGAGAACGACATGGCCCTCCCGCAAGTCAACGTCACCGGCACAGTCTATGACCACAAGGGTGTGCCCGTGGCCGGGGCCATCATCACGGTGCGCCTCTCGAAGACCGATCTCTACCAGAGCCAATACGTCTATCCGGTCGAGCAGCAGTACCTCGCGGACGCGAGCGGCAACTTCACGCTCCAGCTATTTCCCAACGCGATCGGCGAGCTGAACACGTTCTACAACATCAAGGCGAAGAGCGCTGACGGTGAGCGTACTTACATTTCGACCACGGCGGTTGTGCCGAACACCAACACCACGCTGGATGCCATCGCCAAGACCGGACCGGCCACGCCCAAGAACGCATTCCAGAGCGTCGAGTACCCGACCAACATCCCGTTCTGGGATCAGACGATGAAGATGCTCTCGCTCCTTAAGAACTTCAACACGAGCGCCCGCAACTACATCTTCCCTGACGCGTCCGGGACGGTGATGATTATCGCCGGAGTGTTGAGCGCAGGACTGGTGTTCGCGCAGTCGGATGGCTCGCTCATCTCGCGCACGCTCCTGGGGACGGCCGGTCAGATCACCGTCACCAACGGCGACGGCGTGGCCGGCAACCCGACGATCTCGCTGCCCGCCACGATCAACGTGGCCACGAGCGTGGTGACTCCTCTTGTGTCCAACGGAGTGGCCGCGCTTAACTTGACTGGTGGCAATCGCACTTGGCAGATCACTACCGGAGCGCTGTACCCGACGACCGGCCTCAACTCAGAGGACATCGGAGTTCCAGGAGTAGGCACGATCAAGACCGTGTACGTTGGCACGAGCGTGGTGACGCCGGAAGTTAGCTCCGGCTCCGGCTCCCTGGTGCTGAATGCTGCTGGCTCGGTCGGCGCTCTGAGGTTCGGTGGTACGAACATTTACTTCTGGGCCGCGAACGAGTTCTATCCCACGACGGACAATGGCCCCACCTTGGGGCTCGCAACGAATCGCTGGTCAAAAGTTTTCACCCCAATCATCGACTCCGGCACCGGAGTATCTCTATTTCTAAAGACCAACAACGGCACGACCGCTGCTGAGTTCGGCCATGTTGGCGGAGCTACTGATTACCTGAAAATCACCCCAGGCATCAGCGGTGCAAATCTGACCGCTATTGGCGCCAGCGCTCAAATCTCCCTGAATTTCACCACCAAGGGGCAAGCAGACTTCTGGTACTTGAACAGCACAGGAGTGTGCTTCATTATTCACGGCAGCGCCGTGAACCCGGTGAACCGCTTGGAGGTCCAAGCCGCCCCCACGGGCGCCAATCCGTTCATGATAACGAACGGGTCGGACACAGACGTTCACATGGAATTCGGCACGAGAGGTGCCGGCACCTACCGATTCAGATCACACTTCGATGGCACTGCGCGCACTCAGTTTGAGGTTCTTGCCACGGTCGGTGCTACGCGCTGGATCACTGCTGCGGGGTCAACGACCAACCCAACGCTAAATGTCACTGCCGGTAGTCTTGCGATCACGCCCGCTGTCGTGCTGGCGTCGAGCCTTGAGTTCACTACCGCAGCGGCGAAGATCATCCCAGGCGCGACCTCGCTCGCGCTGAGAAATAACGCCGACAGCGCCGACAACCTGCTGATTTCAGACGCAGGGAGCGTTACGGTGCGCGTGAATTTGACGGTCACAGGATTTACCTCGGTTGGTGCGACTCCCGCTCTCTCGGGAAACCTTCGCGTGCCCTTTGGAAGCAATGGTGGCCTTTGGTCAAGGAACAGCGCGAATTCTAGCGACATCCTGATTATCGAAACGGCAACACAAAATGCCATTGCGGATGTCGTGAAGATCGGTACGACTAGCAGCGTTGGCGTCCTGTTGCAAGGGCGTTCAGGAGGGGCGGCCCCCACGACCGCCGATATTTCTTCCGGTCAGTGGGCTTTGTGGCGCGACACAGGCGGCGCTACGACCAAGCTCTACTACAACAACGCCGGGGCGATTCAGAGCGTCGCCCTCGCATAGAAAAGGACCGCAATGACCATTGAAGTAAAACTCTCAGTCGCAGTTTCCGCATACGCCGCGTTCACCCGCATCGGCAAGAAGGAGCTGACGCCCAAGGGCTCCTACCGTGTCGGCAGGCTCATCTCCAAGCTGCGCACGGAAGTGCGCGAGTGGGAGGAGCAGCAAGTGAAGCTCCTGCGTGAACACGGTGGAAAGGACGAAGAAGGATCGGTGGTCCTGCGCAAGCCCGAGCGCGAGGAGGACGAGAGCGATGAAGCGTTCTCCGCCCGTGTGGCCGAGCACGGCAAGAACATGAAGGCGCTCGACGTGGCCGTCAAGGCAGTCATGGACGAGGAGGTCAAGATCGACTACGACCCGATCCCGCTCGAAATGTTCGAGATCAAGGAGCAAGACCCCGAAGACACGAAGAAGGCGCGAGTGAGGTCCACGATCGAGCCAAACGATATGTCGCTGGTTCTGGACTTCGTGAAGGAATGACGTGGGCCGCAAGTACACCGACAACGCGCTGACGACGCTCGCCTCGGGGATCACCTCGGGCGCGACCACGCTCGCCGTCGCTGCCGGCAAGGGCGACAACTTCCCGGTCACGATCGGACATGGCGCTCCGGGAGCGACGCCGGATTACTTCGTCATCACGCTGGAGGACTCAGCCGGGAACCGAGAGAAGATTCGCGTCGAGCAGCGCGCTGCCGCTTCGGATGTGCTCGGCAGTGCGGGCTTCCCGCTGGTGCGCGGCTTCGGCGGCACCACTCCGCGAGCGTGGCTCTCCGGGGACTCGGTCGATCTGCGCATGGAGAAGGAGGGCGCGCAGGACGTGGAGGACAAAGCGCAAGGATCGCATCGCGCATTCGGCGTGAAGGGCTCGACCACGTCCGTCTTGAACTTCGGCTTCTACGGCGGCGTGCTGCTGGAAGACGGCGTGCTCACCATCGTGGCAGACGGCACAGTCGCGCTCACGGCCAACCAAACGAATTTCGTCGAGCGCACCACGGCCGGGATCGTGAGTGCCAACACCACAGGCTTCTCTGCCGACAAGATACCGCTCTACACCGTCGCCACCGATGCGAGCGGGATCACATCGATCACGGATCAGCGGGCTGTGTTTCACTACACCGGAAGAATATCCAAATCGGTGGCCGGTGGGTCGGAGGTCGTGCTGACCGCCGCGGAAGCGCGCAACGAGATCATCGAGCTGACCGGAGTGCTCACCGGGAACATCAACGTCGTGCTGCCGACGCTCAAGCGCTCCTGGATCATCAAGAACAGCACGAGCGGTGCGTTCACACTCACCGTCAAGACGGCCGCTGGGACCGGAGTCCTCGTGACTCAGACCAAGAGCACGATGCTCGACGGTGACGGCACAAACATCACGACCTCCGTCTCGCCCTATGTGCGTGGAGTCACCGTCAACGGCTCGTGGACGCGCTTGTCCGGCACGGTGACCGTGACGAGCACGAACCACGGCCTCGCTGTCGGCATGGGCGTAAATGCCAACCCGGCGTCTTCCTTCACCGTTGGGCTTTTCATGGTGACTGCTGTTCCTACGCT